TACCGCTCACACCGCCAAGTGCTGTCGTCCTTCGGGGTGCTGTGCGCGCATGTCCTGCAATTGACGTGCTGGGTCAGCTTCGTCTCGTGGCAGAAAGAATGCGCATCGCAGAATTTACACTGAAACCATGACGGGTCAGTTGATATAGGCGGCGGCATACGCTCAGACAGCGCCACACGCTTACCGCGCGCGACCAGCTTTTCCGCCACCTCTTTGTCATACCGAACCCGCTCGGTGTAGATGCGGTCATTGTCCTTACAAACCGCCACGTATAGAGCACGGTCGATTCCGGTCCCGTGCATGTAGACCTGCATCTGAGCGTAATGTTCAGGCTTTGATTTTTCGACACCCTTCGCCTCCACGTCGTTGAATGATTTCAATGAGTGCGTCTTGAACTCGCCAATGTGCTGCTTGTTTGGCGCCTCCGGCACACCGCTCTCAATGATGGCGTCGATGCTGCCCGAGACGTGGCTTCCAAAGTCTACGCGGCCCTGTTCAGCAAGGTCGCGCACCTGAATGCCCACGCGGCAAAGGTCTCCCATGATGACTAACTCCTCCATTTGGCCCCGGAGGAACAGGCGCAAGATCCGCCCCGGGAACTTTGGCTGCACCGCCCAGCGGAACGAGAGCCACATCTTGCGCTCGCAGACGCCGCCAAGCATGGAGGCGCCCATGTGCGGGCGGGGGCGCTCGATGTTCTCCTCATGCGCCTTGTCGATCAGGTTCTCAATGCTGTCTTCGCGGTCAGGGATTTTCATGGTGACTCCAGTGCTTTGCGAGCGACCTCTTTTAATGTTTCAACCCACATTTGGCCGGAGCACCGAGGGTCTACTTCTAGAATTTCTATCTCCCGCAGCGCCAGTTCAAGCTTCTCAATGCGGCATCTTGCTTCATCACGCTGCTTCAAAACCATCTCAAAGCAGACAGCATCCGTTACTTTGTCATTCATCTTTCTTGCCCTGAAATTTAGAGAAATCACCAGTTCCCGTTTCAAAAGTCTGCCTAACGTAACCAGAAGTAAGACAGGCGTCCGCCAAACTCTTTTCTACTTCCATCACAGAGATCCGTTTGCGCAGAAGTTCTATTTCCTCCGCCGCTTCATCAAGAAGTTCTTCGTCGTCATCATAAATCCTACTGGCCTCAACCTTATCGCGCAGCCGCTTCACGAGATCATCAATCATTTTTCTTCTCCTCCAATTTAATGTGACCCCCGGCCATTGCTGACCGGGGGGTTTTAGTTCAGCGTTTCGCCCAAGGCGGTGCGGCCTTGGCGGGGGCGGCGGCAGGCGCCGCAACCGTAGCAACGCGAGGCGGCGCCCCACCAGCAATCGGCTTGAAGCCCTTCACTTGGTTCTTGTCGCCGTACTGCTCTGACTTCTCAATGTCTACCTTGATCGACAGGCCATGGCCCACCAACTGGTCCGTGTCGCCAACCTTCGCCAAGCCAATGGCGCGGCACAATTCACCAAGCTGCTGGCGGCCAATCTCTTCGGCCTTGGGCGACTGGTTCCTGATGTTCAAGTTGCCGAAGATCACGCGCCCCTGATGGGTGGGGCCGGTCACGTCGTAGCGGATGGCGATGTACTGGCCCGTCCCGTTCTTCGTGGCCTTCACCTCAGCCGAGGCTATCGTGACCGTGTACCAGCCGGGCGGGATGGGATCGAACGAGGTCTTGCCCTGCGGGAGGAACTCAACGTCGAAGATTTCACCAAGATTTGCCATTTTACTTTGCCTTCATGTTTGAGATAGGGGCTTCCGACGTGATCGTGAAAGAGGGACGCCCGGGGGTTGCGGTAATTGCGCGGGCGAAGACTTGTTTGACGTTATCGCCCACGCCGTTCCATGCGGTCATGCTTAGTTCTGGCTTCCAGCGGAACAGCAGGCCAAGGTGGTCCTGCATGTCATGCTCCGCCGCAATCTCTTGCGCCATGTCCCCATCGACCTTGCGGTTAATGCGGCAGGCGATCTTGATGGTGAAGGGATCGGCCTCCACCTTGCGGGTGTGCTCGTCAGTTGGCTCCAACCCAATGAGGCGGACCATCTCATCCTCAATCAGGCGGCGCCTTTCCGTGGCGTCCCGCTCGGCTTCCTTTGCCTCCAGCCACTCCACAGATAATTTCTGTAGCGGCATCATGCCGCACCCCCAATCTTGGCGATAATCTCGCCGAGGTCAGGGGCTTCCCACGCGCCAAGCTTGCCCGAACGGTCCTTGGCAAGCCAGAGCCCGTCCGAGTCGCACATGATGGCGCGTTGGGTGTTGCCGTCCGCGTCCTTCTCGACCCGCAGGGCCAGCACCTCGTCAAAAAAGTATGGAAGGCTCTGGCCAGTCTTGTTGCCGGGCATAGACGGCGCGTAAAGGATTCGCCCCATCTCGTCCGTGGACTTCTCCAGCTTGGCGCTCATGTAGACGTGGCGCCCGGGCAAGTCGCGGAAAGCGCGGATGATGTCCGCCATCTGCTCCTGCATGGCTCCGTATGCCTGCCGTGGGTCCTTCGCGATCTTCTTCTCGTGGTTCAGGACGACTTCAGCGATCTCGCTGATGCTGTCGAGCGCCACGCTCTTGAAGTTCAGGCCATCGGAGGTGGACATCCACTCGAACGCCTCCTTGAGGTCATCCATGCTGGCGATTTCAATATAGGGCAGGTCCGCGTCCTGAATGGAAAGCAGGCCGCCCTCCGCCGACAACACAATGGGGTCGGGCAGTGTGCGGATCAGGCTGGTCTTACCGGCGCCCGCCTGCCCGTAGACAAGCATCTTCACGCCGTTGGCAGACAAACTGCCGGTCGTCTTAACAGATATGGCCAATGTGGCCTCCTTGGTCTTGATCGGTCGGACCATCCGTTCGATCAACACTTGCAATCTAGTCGTGGCTCTGCCATTTTGCAACAACGAAATAGCAAAAATCCACATGAGGTTCAAAAATGATGACAATAGAGGCGATCAGGCTTGCCTTGCGCGACCGGCGGATTAGCATGGTCGCCGAGGCAACGGGCCTCCATTACAATACGATCCGGGGCGTCCGGGACAATGAAGACGCCAACCCCAGTTATAAAGTCCTCAAGGCTTTGAGTTCTTATTTGGAAGGTGCCGCCAATGGTTGACCTCACCGGAATTTTGGGCGGCCCGTGGGCGCCCCCTCCCGAGAACACGCTGCCCCCCGAAGACCAGCTCCGCGATGCGATCATGGGCTCCGGCCTCACCCCGCCTAAAGAAATTCTGCTGGACGGCAAAGTCCACAGGTTTTTTTCGGGAACCAAGGGTTCCGGCGGTCACGACAAGCCCGGCTGGTACATCGCCTTCGGGGACGGAATCCCCGCCGGGCGCTTTGGGTGCTGGCGCTCGGGCGTCGAATCAACGTGGCGGGCCGACGTTGGCCGCAAGCTGACCCACACCGAGGAAATGACCCACGTCCGCCGCATGGCCGAGGCGAAGGCGCTCCGCGATGCAGAGACGGCCAAGAAGCAGGAAATCGCGGCCAATACCGTTGAAACCATTTGGATTGAGTGCGGACGGGCGAGCCCCGACCACCCCTACCTCACACGCAAGGGCATTCACACCCACGGCGCCCGTGTAACAGGTGACGGTCGCCTCATTGTTCCGCTTTTTGATCAGGCCGGGAACCTCTCAAGCCTCCAATATATCGCCGCAGACGGCGGCAAGCTCTACCACTCCGGCGCCCAAACCGGCAGCCGGTTCTGGCAAGTCGGGACAATGGACGAGCCCGGCACCCTCTACGTCGCCGAAGGCTTCGCCACCGCCGCGACTATCCACGAGGCCACAAACCGCCCCTGCGTTGTCGCCTACTCCGCCTCCAATCTCGTCCCCGTCACCGGCATCCTGCGCGAGATCCACGGCGCCGCCCAAGACATCGTCATCGTGGCCGACCATGACGCCTCGGGCGTCGGCCAGCGGTATGCCGAGCAGGCCTCGGCCAAGTTCGGGGCCCGCATGGTCATGCCACCCGAGCCGGGCGATGCCAATGATTACAAGCAGGCGGGTAATGATCTGGCCGCGCTCCTCTCCCCGCCCAAGGACGACTGGCTCATTCCCGCCGACGACTTCTGCTCCCAGCCATCGCCCATCTCGTGGCTCGTCAAGCGGTGGGTGCAGGACAAGGCCCTCGTCATGGTTCACGGCCCCTCCGGGGGCGGCAAGACCTTCGTCGTCCTTGATTGGTGCCTGCGCATGGCCGGGGCCGTCCCCGAATGGGCCACCCTCAAGGTCCGCCCCGGCACGGTCGTCTATCTGGCGGGCGAGGGCCATCACGGGCTTCGGGGCCGCGTGGCGGCTTGGAAGGTGCACAATAGCGCCGGGCCCCTCTCCATGTGGCTCTCCCGCGACGGCTGCGACCTTAACACCCCCATGGGCTACATGAGGGTGGTGGACAACGTCCGGGCATTACCCAAGCGGCCCAGCCTGATCGTCGTCGATACCCTCCACAGATTTCTTTTGGGCGACGAAAATTCCGCCCAAGATGCCAAGACCATGCTTGACGCCTGCGGCGCCCTCATGGCGGAGTTCAACTGCTCGGTCCTGCTGGTCCATCACACCGGCGTCAGCGACGAGGCCCAGCACCGGGCGCGCGGGTCCTCCGCGTGGCGGGGCGCCCTCGACATTGAGATCAGTATTGTCCCCGGCAAGGATGGTGGGCCGATCCAGATCGTCCAGCGCAAGTCCAAGGACGCGGAGCTGGCCGAGCCGGTCTGGGCGCAGCTTGCCTCGGTCACAATCCCCGGCTGGGTGGACGAGGACGGGCAGCCGGTCACGAGCGCGGTCGTGAGCCTCACAGAGGCCCCTGTGGCGCCCAAGAAGGAGAACAAGGTGG